GCCTGGTACGGCACAGATGATAATGGCGTAAGTTATGCGTTCTTAACATCTGCATATGCTGGGGCTTGCACCGTAGAGAATGATGACCTGGCTGTAACAACAGCGTCAGCTGCTAAAACATGGGTAAAAGAAAATAGCCCTCAGGCAAAAATTATAAACAACGATTGTATTCTAGCCATTAGGGCAAAGTATACAGTAGACCAAGAGTTTGCTGCACACCGTACTAACAATACGACTGTGCTTAATGACATTGGTGCTATTGTAACAGCACATCAAGCTATGAAAGATGCATTGGTTGGAGATTGATAGATGGCTGGCAGAGGTAGACCCAGGAAGGTTCAAGAAGTAACTCCGATGGATGACATTATAAGTAGGTTAGCCAGGATGGAGGAGCGTCTTAACCATATCCATAAGGATGTTGAGCGTAATGCCAGTGAGGTAGCTGATTTGCGAAAGCAAGTAGCAATGGGCAAGGGTGGCTTGAAAGTAATATTGTGGTTAGGTGCTGTCGTTGGTGGATTGGTTGCCGCCTGGCAGGGCCTGTTTAATGTTAGGGGGTAAGGATGCCACACTTATATGATTTGAACAAAAACTTGAGGCCAAAGGAAAGTAAACCTAAGGCTGATAGGAAGGAGGACGATACCAAGAATAAAAAGGGCAGACCTTCTAAGAAGAAGAAATAGGAATGCCTGGTGTTAGAGTATGTAGCGGCAGCTAATGCGGCATATAGTGTTTTACGCAAGGCCATATCAAACGGCAAAGAACTACATGACTGTGCCAAAAGCATCGCTAAGTTTACTCATGCACATGATGATTTAAAGAAGGCCCATAACAAAAAGAAAGCCAGTATATGGACTAATTTTTTGGGCAAACAAGATGATGACTTGGAAACCTTTATGCATTTAGAGCAGCTAAAGGCAAAGGAAGAAGAGTTAAAACAACTGATGATTTACTGTGGAAGGCCAGGCCTACACGGTGACTGGGTAAGATACCAGGTGGAGGCCAGGAAACGCAGACAGAAAGAAGAGATGGAACGTAAGAAGAAGATAGAAGATTTAAAAGAGAATGCTCTCTTAGCTGTTGCCTGGTTGGTTGGCATTCTTGTTATTGGTTTCATCACTATGTTGGTTGTTTGGGGATTAGTAAAGCGAGGTATCCTGTGATGACAGATTGGTTTAACAGGTATCTAAAATTTAACCTGACTGCCAGGGTAACTATGTTGGCCTGTGTGGTTATGTCATGGCGATGCTGTGAGTGGTTTATGAACTTACCACCTGAGGCACAGAACATGGGTGCTACAACATTTGTGTCAGTTATACTTGGTAGTATGACTGGCGTTTTTGGTTTGTACCTAGGCCATGAAAGCAAAACCAAGAAGGGGGATTGATGTTAGGTATTGCAGAAAGCGTCATAGGTATTGGCGGTAAAATCCTGGACAAGTTTGTTGAGGACAAAGATTTAAAAACAAAGATAGCTGCTGAGTTAAAGAAAGAGGCACTCAAACTAGATGCCTTGCAGGCTCAAGCAAACATCGAACAAAGTAAACACCCATCTATATTTGTTGCTGGGGCCAGGCCTGCCATCATGTGGATATGTGCACTGGGGTTACTTACACAATTTTTTATTATGCCCCTGGCTGAATGGGGCTGTGCTATATGGGCACCGCATATCACCTTGCCTAGTCTTTCCACAGATGGATTGCTTACGTTGACCCTTTCATTGCTGGGCCTTGGAGGCATGAGGACGGCAGAAAAGTGGAAGGGTGTAGCACGAAATAACATGAAGGGAGGACAGTGATGGCACACACTAAAGGAACAAAAAAGCCTGGTCTTTGGGCTAACATTCACCATAAGCGTAAGCGTATAGCTGACGGTAGCGGTGAGAAGATGCGTAAGCCTGGGCAGAAAGGTGCACCCACAGCTGAGGCACTGAAGAAATCAGCAGCCAAAAAGTATGGGAAGAAAAAGAAATAATGTTGCAGCCTGGTGAAAAGAAACTCAACGCTGCACAGCAAGCAGCTATGTATAAAGAGGTAGTGAAACGTGAGGCAATAAAGCTGGCGAAACATTACCAGGCTATCTGCGTTGAGAGCAATAACACCTGGCCTGAATATAGGATGGACTGTTATGGGGCTGCATTAAAAGAGGTGGAGGCTAGGTATGATTGACCCTGAAAAAAGTTTAGCCTTAAAAGCTATGCGTGAGATTGGAGCAAAGCGTAAGGCAGAAAAAAATAAGAACCCCAAAAGCAAGCCAAAGAAAAAACAAGATGAATATGATTTGGATGGGGCAACAAAGAAGAAGGCAAAAACTAAAGATGCTCGTAGGGCCAGGCGTTCTATGAAGATGACATCTATGGTAGATGAAGAGGATAAAGTAAATGTCAGTTAGAGATAATGATGCTTTTGCAAAGATGCTGGCATTCATGGCAAGGCCTAGTGCAGCTGGTGCCAAGGACATGAAAGGCATAATGAAAAAGTACGGCAAGCCAAACAAGCCTGTTGCTACACAGACAGCGGCAAGGCGTACCCAAACTATGGGCAACCTGTCTATGGCTAGAGGCCAAAACCTTGGGGGTGGCTATAATGTTTTCGCTCTCAAGTAAAAGTAAATCCAGGCTAGAGGGATGCGATGACGCTATCATTGCAGTGACTGAACTAGCTATTGAATATACCAAAATAGATTTCGGTGTTACCTGTGGACTGCGTACTGTAGAGGAACAACGTGAACTGGTAGACAGCGGTGCATCACAGACTATGAACAGCAAGCATATCTCAGGGCAGGCTGTTGATGTTGTTGCATACGTTGGCCCCAGGATATCGTGGGAACTAAATCTCTATGATGATATCGCTGATGCATTCAAGATTGCTGGCGAAGAGTTAGGCGTTAGTCTGAGGTGGGGTGCCGCCTGGCACATAAATGATATCACTGAATGGAATGGCACAATGGAAGATGCCATGAATGCTTATGTTGATTTGCGGAGAAGGCAGGGGAAACGTCCATTCATAGACGCTCCCCATTTTGAATTGACCTAAGGCAGTACCGCCAGGCCCCTGGCACTGGCAATCTCTTTTAAGATGTAGCCTTTCTTTTGCAGGCACTCTAACAATCTATGTGCATTTGATTGTGCAGCCATAGGTTTGATAACTTGCTTGCCATCTATCTTGCCTTTGCATATTTCCCTGACCGTTGGATACACACCATACTCAGCGTAGTATGCTTTCAGGAATGATAGAACCTGTGCCTGTCTAGGTGTCAGGCCCACCCTAATAACTTGCTCATTCATCAGGGTTCTCCCTTGCCATAATGCTCAGGCTCTTATTGTATTCCTTACGCTTGTCAATCAACTCAGCCCTCAGCTGGTCATCCTTGATGTCATTGATAGCCACACTGTTTGCCTCTTCCAACTGCTTTAACTTGGTACGCTTTACAGCTGGTGGCAAATCTTTGTGGGTAGACTGATACATACGCAGCATTAACTCAGCATACTGGTTTGCAAAATCTATCTCCTCATTGAACCACATTGTCTTAGGCTCCTGGCCCTCGACATTGGGGATGATAAGTTTGAAACCATCTTCCTCATCCTGCTGTAGGTCAGGTGTTTCTGTTTCGTCCTCACCAGGTTCTGCATGGTCAGCCATATTATCTATGACCGCAGCACGGTGTGCCTCTTGCTGCTCCATAGCGTGGCCCTCAATGACCTCCTCTAGCTTTTGGTTAGTATCACCCTCCGACATACTAGGATGCGGCTCTACGCCCTTCCTAGGGGTTATGTCTTTTGGGTCAGGCTTAGGATAATCAGCTGCCTCTTCAGCAGTGATTAAACCTTTGACCGCATCAGGGAATGCATCACGAATTGCAAACCCCCTGGCTCTCAGCTGCAACATACGTTTAGGGTACTGCTGCCAAGGCCCCTGCTTGCCCCACAGTTTAGCCTTTACTGCATCCTCCTGGCTGAATGAAACAACTGTAGTCTCAGTGTTCCCATCATTCAGGGTACGTTTGATTTCACAGAATGCAGTGTCACCTTCCATCCATTCCCTGGCACCAGCGAATGCCTTGTGCCCTTTGACCAGGGCAAGCAGACTGTCACCCCACAGTGACGGCCTGCCATTGATGACCGCAATATTCTGAAGGGCCTGCATAGGTGCAAGGCCAATCTCAAATCCCCATTGCACCGCAACCAATATGTTTGCTGGTTTAGCCTGGAACTCTCTAGGCACTAGCCCTGATTTGGATAGTGTCTCTGCAAATTCTTTAGCCTCCTGTAAATTGGTTGGCTCAAGTATCTGCCTTTTAGCAATAGCGTTTGTGTTACTCATCTGTAGTTACCTCCTTAACTGAGAACGATGTACTGTCTATGAATTCACCTGGCACCTCCACCATCGTCCTCTTTGGTTTTTGTGTGGTAACAGATTTGATTTGATAGCTGCCAACATTCAGGATTTGTGCATCAATACTATCCATGTGCATCTCTAAAATATCCTGGTTGTCTTTCGCTATCTTATTCCAATGCTTTGCCTCAGCCTTTGCCTTCATGTAGTCTGTTGTGACTACCTCCAGGTCTAGGTTATCCCCAGTCTTGCCAGCATAGGTAACAGCCACAGGCTCAGACTTAACTGGCTGAGGTGGGTAGTCTCTGCCGTCATCAAAGAAACGCCAAAACTCCCTGGCCTTATCTAGTATCTGCTGGCACAGCAAATCATCACGATGGAATGCATACGTCACTAGCTTACCCTTCTGCGTCATCACCAGGACAATGCCCCAGGGTAGATTGCTGCACATCATTTGAAGGTGCACCTGTATCATCCAGTCAGGTTTGCATTTGTCGTTGTGGTAGAAATCTGTCTTGACCTCCAGCACACCTTTGCCCTGTACAGTTACATCACCGCACACCAGGTCAAAGCCTTCAGGTACAGTTAGGATATAATCCAGGGTAGCTGCCAGCCGTTCCTCTTTCAGGCGGTGTGCCTCTTCAGGTTCTTCAGCTGTGCATTCAATGCCATCTTCCTTTAGTGTCTCCAGCCACCAGGGCAGCACGGCATACTGTAGGTATGTACCCCTGAGCAGTGCATTCTTATTGAGCACCTTCTTTTCAATTACCTCAACGCCCTGGTCAGCTATGCGGTATTCATCCAGGACATCCTGGTTTGTGTTACCAAAACTATCTACACCCAGCACTACAGCTGGTGCCTTGCTGCCGCTTAACTCATCAGGGATTACGGTTTTCTTCCCTGTTACTTGTATTGTTGACATACTACGTCACCTCCATTTGTGTTATCGCAATAACATTTATCGTTGAGAGCACACCCTATCCAAAGAGCAGCCCATATAAAGACAACCACACAAGCAGCTGCCACTAATCCAAGAACGAACTGCACCCAGTCTTTCAAGGTAAACGATTTGATTAACTCAATCATCGTACACCCCACCAGGTAACGTCATCCTTTAACACCTCAAGTATCTGCCACCTGAAGTAATGCACCCTGCCCAACTCAGTCTTAGCCTGGGCAGATGTATTCTTAAAATCTAAGGCCGTGCCTTCTGCTTTCTTAAACAGGTCAGCCTCATCTCTCATTAAGCTGGCGATATGTTCAGCAACATTTGCCTTGCTGAAACGCTCAGTCCTATAGTCTTTTTTCATAAGCATCCTCCAATCATAATGCCTTGGCCCATCGCACCTTGGGCCTTGGTGCTGCCTTACTATTTACAGCTGCACCGTTCTTAGATTTCCAAACCCTGGCGTATCTCTGTCTGTGCTCGACAGCAAAGCCTGCCGCCTTGTAATAGCTGCCGTTCTCATTATCCCTGGTGTAGGTAATGACCCTGCTATAACCTAGCTGCTTGGCTCTCTTGCAGACAGCAGCAACCAACTCGCTAGGTGCACTGCTGCTATGGTTTGGGTTACGTTTATGCAGGCAGATATCAAACTCATCTGCGTCTGCCTCATCAACCAGGCACAACCTGGTTATCTCTAAAGTGTTACCGTCATCCAGGTAACGATTGACTGGCCTGCCTACTACAGCAATGCCGTTAAGAATTCTGTCAGGCTTAGGCTCTACTATCAGGTATCCATCAGGTGTATCTAATATGTATTGGTCAGCGTCAGCGTCATAGTACAAACGCTCCTGCTCTTCTATCCAGGCAGGGTTATACTCATCGCTATCCAGGAACCCTTTGACTGCAAAGCTGCTGCTGTAGTCCTGGTCATCTATATAGAAACTGTCAGCCTGGTTATCCCTGAACAGGGCCAGCGTAAACTTGTGACCCTGGGGCTGGATGTTGTGCCTATGATATAGATTGACTAGCTGCTGTGCCTTAGCCAGCGGATAGTCTTTGATGATGAACCCTGTTGTCAGCATTACGCTGCCCTCTTGAGCACGTTGCTAACAGTCGAGGCGTACCAGTCACCACCCCTGGCAGTCTTGTAACCAAACTCATTTAGATGGGCAGCAATATCTTTGAGGCTCTTGCCTTGTGCCTGCTGGTCACGAATTACTGGTAAAATTTTTGCAGCGTTTCTGTCTGCCTTTGCTTTGATAACAGCATTGCCTGCATCAGTAGCTGCCTTGTTAGGATTGCCCAGGCTAGTTATCTTCTTGCCTGCTCTTGTAATTGTGTAGCCTTTGTCAGCAATCTCTGCCTGCATTCTATCCATAGCTGCCTGCGTTCTCTGCTGTATCTTGATACGTTCCATTTGCTGGATAGTAAAAAAGATGCCAGCTGTCTCAGGCTCTAACTGTGGCTGGTCTAATGCAATGATTTGCAGCTGACCATTCATAACATTGTCACGATACCAGGTAGATATCTCAGCCAGGTCACGCCCAAACCTGGATAGGTTAGCGGCAACCAATGGCACCCCTAGTTTCCTGGCTAGTTTAGTAGCAGCTAGAAACTCAGGACGTTCTGCGTTTGGTGTCTTACCTGATACACCCTGCTCATGGAACCAGTGTATCTTTGCACCAGGGAATGCCTGCTCTACCTGGTGCACCTGGTTGTCAGTATGCTGTAGGTTTGTAGACACCCTAGCAACTGCAACAATCTCTTCTATCTTTATCTTATTCATGTTTTGTTTTCTCCCTGTTCTTGTCATCTTCTTGTTTTATATCATGTAAATATTTATTTGCAAACAATTCTTTTAAGAAAATAAAAAGGGCCAGGCACAAAGGCCTGACCCAGGTGGTGCGGCAGGGAGGATTGCGATGACTAAAGCCGCCCTGCCACATTACTAAACGTGCTCAAATCTAGCAAGGCCCTTGTCACCTAGGATTTCATAGACCGTCCTGCGTTCATCATTAACAGCTGCAAAGACTGCTGCCTGTGATGCCCAATAATCTATGTTACCTGGATGGGTAAGGTTACGAGCAGCTGCCTTGAGCACAGTTTTAATCTGACCCTCCAGGGCTGTGCTGCGTAGGCTATGGAACCAGTGCAGCCATTGGTCAGCCTGCTTTAGGTTAGGTGCTGCATACATATGCCGCAATTCTGCACCAGCACCTGGCTTATCTACCCTGGCATACAATGACACCAGGATAATCTTGCCGTGATAATCACGCTGCACGTTGACTGCCCAGGTCACACTCTTATAGCTAGAGACAACGCCATATTTAAAATAAGTTTTGTCGTTCCAGCTGCTTTCTGTTTCCATGCAGTTTGTTTTTTTAAGGTGTCTCATTGGTCTATCCCTCCTGGTGGACAGCTGCCTAAGCAGCTGCCTCATCCTGTTGTGGCTGCTTGTCATAGAGAAACTCGACAGCCTTGTTAGCCTGTGTGAATGCAGTGAACACTGCCTTAGGGTTATCTTTAACAGCCTTCTTCCAGCCGTTAAGATATACTGCATGGTCTTTGCGTGGCTCAGGTGATACGCCAAGCAATACTGACAGGATAGCTGCACCAGTCTCAGCAACTAACTCTTCAAAGGCATAGTCACTATCACCAAACATCTTGCCTTTGGTTCTGTCGATACGTCCATTGCTGCCAGTCCAGTGCACCAACTCATGCAACAGAGTAGAGTAGTAGGCCTCATCAGCTGTGCTAGTAGCTGTGCCCTGGAAGTCTGCCTTGTTAGGCATTTGGATGTAGTCACCAGCTGGGCTGTAGAATGCACGGCCACCGCCATGTCTGATATCTGCACCGCAGTTAGCAACAAACTCTTCTGCTGCCAGGCAGTCTGCAAACTCTACATCATCAGCTGGTGCAGGCTGTGCGTCATCAGCAAGGCCGCTGATTTGGTCACGGTTCCACACCTTGTAATTCTTCAGCATCCAAACATTCTTTTTAAGAACATCACCGTCCTCATTCTTGAGCACGTTGCCGTCAGCATCTTTGGCATCTACCTCAAGACGTTTCCAAAAGAAAACATCCTCAGCACCTTTAGGAACAACGCCACCTAGTGCAGTCCATTGCTTGTATGTACCCCACACGTTGCTGCTGTATCCCTTGTCACATGAAACCATAGACAACCAAAAGACATTGATGCCCTGGTATTGTTTCTTGCTGGCAACATTCATAGGCAAACCTTCTGCTGCCTTGGTGGCCCAGGGTTTAACCCAGTCTGTGCCGTGCTCTTCCATCAGTGCAGTAATCTTGTCTGCAACTTTGGCAATCATCTCTGCCTGGCTCATGCCTTTTTTCTTATATGTTTTTGTCATCGCTTTTGTCCTTCCTATTTAAAGTTACGTTTAATTTCACCAACGCAGTCCATTACAAATACACACCAGCCAATGATGCCTACGGTGCCGCCTGCAAAAAGAATTAAAAAGATTGTGTCAGCCATTTGTTTTGTCCTGTTCTGATTACGTTCTTATATACAGTTAATATTTATCTGATATATTGTCAAGCTATCTAGTAAATATTTTTTTATGAAGGAGAAAACTAGTGCAAAAACAACAGGATAATGCTGAAGAAAAACAGCTAGACCTGGTGCCTATGTATGTAAAAGTTAGCCCTGAGGTTAAGCAGCTGGTGCAAGAAAAGGCCAGGCTGGAACGCAGGACGTTAGCTAGTATGGTTGAGGTTATTCTTAGAGATAGCTGTAAGGATACGGTACGCAGTGCGTAGGCCCAGTAAGTTTAAGAATAAACGCATCACCCTGGACGGCATAAAGTTTATGTCCAAGGCTGAGGCAGCGTACTACTGGTGTCATATAAAACCAAAGCTGGAGGGTGGGCACATCAGTCACCTGGAATTCCAGCCTAGAATTAGGTGTGAGATAGGAGGGAAAAAGATATGCGATTACATAGCGGATTTCAGGTACATCGACACCCAGGAAACCAGCCCACAAGGAGCACACGGTTGCAGCGTAGTGGTGGAGGTGAAGGGATATCAAACAGACGTATACAAACTAAAGATGAAACTGGTGAAGGCGTTGTATCCCAGTATGAAAATCTTAGTGATATCTGCAAGAGAATTAGCCTCAGAGATATCGTCATTGCCACAGCAAGAGTAACTGAGGTGCCAGCCAGGCTTATCTTATCTGATAGACGCAGGGCTGAGGACGTTATTGCCAGGCAGATTGTTTATACATTGGCAGCTGAGTTAACTACATACAGCTACCCACAAATAGGTAAAAGCCTGGGGCGTGACCATACCAGTGTCATCCAGGGCATCAGGGCATTTGAACGCAAGACAGTTAAACGTCCATTCCTGGTGCAGTTATTAGACCAGGTAAGGCAGGCAGTGCTGGAAGGTGGACAGGTTGAAAAAGACTAAGCTAACGCCTGACCCAGTGCGTGACCCACCAGTTAAATCAGGTGGACAGTATCAGTGTCCTGGGCCGCATATGATTATGCCAGCCAGGTGTTACGGTGACGATAGATTTAATCAGTACCCTATGACGTTCAGGGCCTTTGCTATCTGTTGCAGTCATGCCAACAGCTGGACAGGTATATTTTTTCCTAACCAATTATACATAGCCAATGTACTGCAATGCTCACAGCAGGCAGTGTCTCAGCATATGCGTAAACTTATAGAGTATGGATACATAGAGAAACTACGCAATGCTGACATGAGGCGGCAGTACGGTAAACGTGGTGCACTGTGGCGTGTCATCTATGACCCTACTAAAACCCTGGATGATTGTATTGCAGGACAGCCAGCTGCTGACCGTGACCCTGAACTGGAGGCTGAGGTTGCCAGGCATACACTGAATGTTGCAAAGGCTGGGGCCAGGAAGAAGAGTATAAAGGCTGTGGATAAAGAACCATTAAACAAGGTGGACATTGTACAAGGTACAGCTAGTAAAGGTAATGGGATAGATACAAATAACAAGATGGACGTTGTACTAGATAACAAGCCACAGCTAGTAAATAACTCCCTGGATATAACTAGTATAAATACTATAGGGGAAATTAAGGAAATAGATTGTAGAAAACTGTGTAACGGTTATGCAGGAATACTACAGTCTATCTATGGTCAAAGCTGGTCATATGACATGAGACAGATGCAGATAGCTGAAGAGATACTGAAGGCAGGCTATACAGTGCAGTCATTCCTGGAAGATGCAACAGGTGTAGTAACCTGGAAGAAAGAGAAGAACCAGCAACCACCGTACAGCCTACAATACTTTATGAGCAGGAAGGTATCACAGCAGAAGGCCAAGCATGGCAAGGATGCTATGGATATTGTCAAGCAACTCAGCAACAGAATGAAACTACGATGATACAAAACGCAAAGGAACCATCAGGATTTGTACAGCCAAGGCAACATTTATTTTATTTGTCTTGGATGGCTGGTAAAAATAGCTGCAAAAGCCCAGCATTTACAACGGTTTGCAGCAAAATCGACCCCTTGGGGGGTGGCCCCATACCTATATGGATGGGGGTTTCCTCAAAATATTTTGGGGTTTTTGTTAAAACGAAAGGAGGCAGTCTATGAAAGTAGACAAGCTATACGATTTAGTCCAACCCAAAGAAACCGATAAGGTGGGTGAGGACGGTAAGCCAATCACACGTTGGCAGAACCTGGGCATCGCATTCTACAAGGATGGCGAAATCACAGGAATTAAAATGGAGGCATTACCTATACCAAACAAAGACGGTGAGATATGGCTGCGATTGTTTGAGAAAAAGCCTAAAGCAGGCGGTGGTGATAACTCAGGAGGAGATAGTCCGTGGTAATCAAGAAGGTAAAGAAACTTTGGCAGGGCAAATATGTGTCTGTCAGAGACTATGAGGTTGCCAAGGCAATACGCCAGGGCGGCATGAGGATTAAACATGGCGATGATATGATGCAGTTAGATGTAAGCCAGCTAGAGCAGCTGAAACCTACTGGGCGTTTTCATCAGTCCAAGTTTAATGGTGAATATCAATTAGTGGATATTACCTTCAAGCCTCTTACTGAGCACCCTGACCAGGGGAGTTTATTGTAATGGCAAAACGAGTAGTACCACCTGTAGGACGATTTGGCGGTGTCGGAGAGATACGCAAGAGATTGAGAGGCAGTCAAATCATCTATGACAATCGTGATGGCCTGGCAACAGAAATGCTGGGCCTAGCGAAAGCCAGGATAACAGATATCTTTGATTGGAACGGTCAAAAGCTAGAGTTGAAGGATGCAAAGGATATTCCTGACCATGCATTGGCTGCAATCAAGAAAATAAAAATAACACCGACACAAAGCGGTGAGGATATCGTTGAGGTGGAACTAGTCGATAAAGTGCGAATGATGCAGCTGCTGGCAAAGTCTGCTGGCCTCCTGGACACAGAGAAGGACGCAGATAAGCCAGCGGTTGTTGATATACAAATGGTTATGCCTGAGGAGGACAAGAATGAATGAGGCGTTGATGATGGCGTATGACCTGAAACATCAGATTGATTTGCTGCCAAGCAGCGTTAAGGGTGAAACAAAAGTCGATGGTGCGGAAACAGAATTGTCCATGCAGCAGCGGATAGCCCAAATAATAATTTTAACTGAGAAGGTGTTTAATGAAAAAGTCAGATAAGAAATATGAAATTTTGTGGACAGCGTACCACACTGCAATAGTGATATTACTCGCTGGGTTGTTGATAGTAGAGGTTTTGGAATATCTAAGATACCCAGCACATTTCTTTGGGGTGTAGTGTGAAAGCTAAGAAGTGTGCACATTGCGATGTCTTACTACCCCAGGGGAACCAGCCTAAGCAGGCGTTATGCGGTGAATGCTGGATTGAGAACGCAAAAAATGAAATGAGAAAGAAAGGATGGAAGGTGCAAGATGGCAGAACAAAAACCAGCCGTAACAAAACTTGATTTTAGCGGCAGTCATACAGTAGCCAAGTTTATGCGGTCTAAAGGATTTGTTCGTGGACTGATGGGGCCTGTAGGTAGCGGTAAGTCCTATGCCTGCTGTGCTGAGTTATGGCGTAGGGCTGTGCAGCAAAAGCCAAGCCCCAGGGATGGCATTAAGTATTCCAGGTTTGCTATTGTTCGTAATACGCATCCTATGTTGAGAACCACAACGCTCAAGACATGGATGGAACTTATGCCTGAGCATATATGGGGTAACGTCAAGTATGCACCGCCAATCACTCATCATATTAAGCTACCGTCAAAGGGTGACGCTGCTGGTATTGACTGTGAGGTTATCTTCCTGGCGTTGGATGACCCCAAGGACGTTAGAAAGCTATTATCACTAGAATTGACAGGAGCCTGGGTTAACGAGTGTCGAGAGTTACCAAAAGCCGTTATAGACGGCCTTACTCATCGTGTAGGCCGTTATCCTACAAAGGCAGATGGTGGCCCTACCTGGCATGGGGTTATCCTAGACAGTAACCCTTGCGACACAGACCATTGGTATTTTAACCTAGCTGAGGGGAAGGATAGACCTACTGGCAAATATGCCTGGGAGTTTTTTAAGCAGCCCCCTGGCGTTATAGAGGTAGAAACCGATGAGGTTCCTGAGGATATGCCTGAGGCCAGCGGTTTTATCCAGGCAGCTGGTAAATGGTGGAGAACAAACCCAAAAGCTGAAAATTTAAAAAATTTGCCAACAGGATACTACGAGCAGTTACTTGGTGGAAAAAAACTAGATTGGATTAAATGCTATGCCAAAGGTGACTATACCTACGTTCAAGAAGGTATGCCTATTTGGCCTGAGTATGATGATACCAGTATGTCTATGGATTTGGAACCTGAGCCAGGTATCCCTATTCAGGTTGGCCTTGACTTTGGTTTGACCCCTGCTGCTGTGTTTGCACAGCGAATGCCTAATGGCAGATGGCACGTTCTACATGAACTGGTTACGTTTGACATGGGCCTAAATAGGTTTGTGCAAATGCTCAAGGATGACATGGGCATCTACTTTCCGAAATATCAATTTATGATATGGGGTGACCCAGCTGGTGAACAGCGTGACCAAATCTATGAGACAACAGCATTCGACCATATGAGAACTATGGATATGCTTGCCAGGCCCTGTGCTACAAACGATTTCAAAGTAAGGCGTGAGGCTATGGCAATACCAATGCAGCGGCTTATAGAAGGCAAGCCAGGGTTCCTTGTAAATAAAAAATGCGAAAGACTGCGTAAGAGTTTATCAGGCGGTTATCATTTCAAACGTGTCTCTATGGGGGCAGGCCAGGAACGATACAGGTCTACACCAAACAAAAATGAACATTCACATATTGGCGATGCAGCTGGCTATTGCTTGCTGGGCGGTGGTGAACACCAATCAATGACCAGGAAGAAAGTGGGTGTTGCACAAAAACAACAAACTATAAAGGTATTGGATTTCGATGTTTTCTCCTGAAGAACTTAACAGTGTTATGAGGCTTAACTGGCCTGAGCAAAGGATTGTGCACTGGCATCCTGCTCATTTAGAAATGATAGAACTGAATAAGTTTGATGCAGAAAACCGTGAACTCTTCACAAACTATTCACAATATCTATCAAATTTTGTTACAAAAGGTTACAGTTTCACAGCAATGCAAGAAAAGATATATGCCATGTTTGGTATATGGCAGCTGTGGCCTGGTGTTTATGAGGCCTGGCTAATCCCAAGCGGTGATATCTCTAAGAAAGCATTTAGAATGCACCGTGCATCTAAGCTATTTTTTGACCATGCTGTGAACAAACTAGAAATAAAACGATTACAAATCACGGTTTGTACTCGAAATGTCCTGGCAGTAAAATGGGCTAAGGTGTGTTACTTTGAGACTGAGGGTACTATGCGTAAGTTTGGCCCTCAAGGAGATGATTACTTAATGATGAGTAGGGTGAAATAATATGGGTGGAATATTTAGCAGTCCTAAAGCACCGCCTCCTCCTCCTGATACAAGTGAGGAAGATGCAAGAAGAGCAGCGGCCCTAGAGGCTGAAGAGCGAAGAGAGCGTAAAGGTATCTCAAGCCGTAAGAAGGCAAGAGGTGCATCTGTTCGTTTGCTTATGACGCAAGCAAGACAAGCACCTGGAGTTGGTAACAACAACCAGTTTGCTCAAAATGCTACGCTGGGCGGTAATGATGGCGGTGTTCGTAATCCTAGACAGACTGGCTAGTAGTTATGAAATATAACTATGTCAGAAACCCTAAGCATAAAAGGGAACCTGTGAAGGAGGACGAGGATGTACGACAAAAAGAAGAAACCAGTCAAATCAGTACCCAAACCGAAGGGGCCAGCGAGACTAAAAAAAGCGATGGCTAAAAAGTATGGTAAGAAATCAAAAGGTTACTAAATGGTTGCAAAAAGGTTTCAAAACCCTGAAGGCGGCCTTAATGAGGCTGGAAGAAAGCATTTTAAAAAGACTGAAGGTGCCAACCTCAAAAAACCACAAAAGAGTGGTACTGATGGTAGGCGTGTTAGTTTTGCTGCTCGTTTTGCTGGTATGAAAGGCCCTATGAAAGATGAGAAGGGTAGGCCTACCAGGAAGGCATTAGCATTAAAAGCCTGGGGTTTTGGTAGCGAGGCAGCTGCCAGGAACTTTGCGAAACGACATAAGAAAGCATGATATGGCACTGGGTGTTAAAGAATTAAAAAAACGATATGGAGTTTGCCAAACTCGCAAAGAGCAGTGGAGAGCAATCTACGAAGAGGCCTACGAATTCTGCCTCCCCATGAGAAATTTGTATGATGGTTATTATGAGCAGGATACACCTGGTCAGAATAAAATGAAACGTGTGTTTGATAGCACAGCCATCCACAGTACAGCACGATTTGCTAACCGTATTCAGTCTGCACTATTTCCTCCTCAGCAGGAATGGTGCAGGCTGAAACCAGGTTCTGACGTTCCCAAAGAGCGTGGTATTCAAGCCCAACAGGTATTAGACCTTTACTCACAAAAGATGTTTAGCGTTATGCGTCAGTCAGGTTTTGACCTGGCTATTGGCGAATTCTTGCTAGACCTTGCTGTGGGCACGGCTTGTATGCTTATCCAAAAAGGGGATGAGACACAGCCAGTACGTTATACAGCTATACCAATGTACCAGGTTACCTTTGATGAAGGGCCTGACGGCAAGCCAAATTATGTATTCAGAAAATTTAAAAGACCGTTTGAGACAGTCCAAAAAGAATTCCCTGAGGTAGAGTTTCCCCCTGAAGTGATACAAAAGTATCAAGAGAAACCTATGGAGAGGATTGAGTTACTAGAGGCTACCTATCCAAATGATAAAGGCAAGTTTGATTACTGCCTTATGACTATGGAAGGTGACCATAAAATATTGCACAAGGAACTCAAATCTTCTCCTTGGGTTATCAGTAGGTTCATGGTGGCACCAGGGGAAATCATGGGAAGAGGCCCCTGTCTCTACGCATTGCCTGATATTAAAACATTGAACAAGGTTATAGAATTAAATCTGAAGAATGCCTCTCTATCTATTGGGGGTGTATTCACAGCGGTAGATGACGGTGTGCTAAACCCTCAGGCTATTCAGATAGTGCCAGGAGCCATTATAGGCGTATCCTCCAACGGAGGCCCAAGGGGGCCTTCCCTGGCACCGTTACCACGCAGCGGTGATGCACAGCTGTCAAACATCATCGCAAATGATTTGCGTATGAACATTAAAAAGACTTTGCTGGATGAAAGTTTACCGCCTGACAATATGTCAGCTAGGTCAGCTACTGAGATTGTTGAGAGAATGAAAGAACTTTCTCAAAACCTTGGTGCAGCCTTTGGACGATTGATGACAGAGACTATGTACCCAATCGTAAGACGTTCATTAGAACTGATGGACGAAGAAGGTATGATTGATTTGCCGTTAAAGATTAACGGACTAGAGGTGACTATTGAACCACAATCACCGTTAGCTATGGCAGCTAACATGGAGAAAGTGGGCAACGTATTACAGTTTATGCAGATATCACAAGCCCTGGGTGGTGCTGGTATGGCACTAGTTAATCCTGAGGCAGTAGGTGATTACATCCTAGATAACCTAGGTATTGATGCAAGTTTGAGAACCACACCTGAGCAGAGAGCCGCAATCATGCAGCAAGCACAGGCAATGATGGCTCAACAGGCTGGGGGTGGTGCTCCTCCCCCAGCTGGTGAAGAACCAGGAGGCCCTATGCCTGAAGGTGCAGAACCGCCTCCACCTGGAGCACAAGAAGGGCAGGCAGTAAGTGGCTAATCAAGCAGAAAAGATAAGAGATATAAATTCTGTAGGCTGGGATGGACTAGATGCTAATGTCCACCATCTACGAATAAATGACATGGATGTTCAGCGTAAGCTGGATTATGCATATAGAAAATGTTTTCAGACAGCTGAAGGCAAGGAGGTGCTGGAACATTTAATACAAATCACCCTTGACCAACCTTGCTGGGTTCCTGGTGCAGATACCAGCTATGGCTTTGCTAGAGAAGGTCAGAACTCAATCGTCAGGGAAATACAACAACGTATAAGGAGAGCAAATGAGCCAATCGAATGAGGCACTGGCTGCTGAACAACCTGTAGAACAGGAAGAACAGCAACAACCTGAGCCACAAGGTTTGATGGAAACTCAGCCAAGGAATGTTTCACAGGAAACATCCGAAGAGGATAAAGAACCAATTAGTCATCTTGAAGGTGAGGAAACAGAAGAGGATGAAAAGTATGAGCGTCCTGACTGGTTCCCTGAAAAGTTTTGGGAAGAAGATGGCCCTGACTTAGAAAAGATGGCACAAAGCTATACAGAACTGGAAAAGAAATTTAGCCAGGGCAAACACAAAGCACCTGAGAATTATGATACAGAGGTTCTGTCGAAAGCTGGTATTGGTGAAGATGATGAACTAGCTACCTTCTTTAACTCTTGGGCAAAAGAGAATGGCGTTAGCCAGGCTGCTTATGAGAGCATGATAGGTAAAGTATTAGAGATGGGCGGTGCTCAATCACAGCAAGCACAGTTTACTGTGGAGCAAGAAAAGAAAAGCCTGGGTGCTAATGCTGATGAAATCATCAAGAGCAATATTCAATGGGCAGATAGCCTGGAGCGTAAGGGCATCATCTCTGAAGAGGAGCGTGATGAGATTGACATATGGGGCGGCACAGCTGCTGGTCAACGACTTATGCAGAAGGTTAGGGCTATGACTGGTGATATGGTTTCTATTCCTACAACTACTGCATCTATGGATTTGAAACAATCTGAAGAAGATTTCAAGGTTGCTATGCAGACCAAGATGAGTGACCCAAGGTATGGAACAGACCAGGCGTATACTCGCTCTGTTGAAAGGGAATTTGAAGAAAGATATAAATAGCTTTACAAGATGCGTCTTGTAGTATATATCTAAACTGTACGATAACTGTAACCACAGCCGTACTGGCAGCTGAGAAATCAGCCGTTGCGGCAGCG